AAAGAATTACAAATCTTTGGAGATCGACTTTTCAAAGTTTGATAAATCCAAGACAGGTCTACATATAAAATGTGTCATTGCTCTCTATCGACTCTTCGGACTTGATGGTATTCTTCGAGTGTTGTGGGAGAAGTCGCAGGTTCAGACGTACGTTAAAGATAGAAATTTCGGTCTGGAGGCTTACCTTCTGTATCAACAGAAGTCAGGCAACTGTGACACCTATGGTTCAAATACGTGGTCAGCGGCACTCTCTCTTCTTGATTGCTTACCTTTGGAAGATGCTGTTTATGCAGCTTTCGGTGGTGACGACTCTTTAATTCTTTTCGATGAGGGTTACTTGATTAGTGACCCGTGTAAGCGTTTGGCCGGCACTTGGAATTTTGAGTGTAAGATTTTCAATTTTACTTTTCCAGCCTTTTGTGGGAAGTTTCTCATTAAAGTGGACGATAAGTATCTTTTCGTGCCAGACGCTGCAAAGCTCATTGTAAGACTTGGTCGGACTGACATTTCAGATGTTGACACTCTGAGCGAGAGCTTTATATCTATTGACGACAATTACCGATCTTATAAGGACTTTAGGGTCCTTAATGAGCTAAGTAATGCCCTCGTTGATCGTTATAGATCTCCTCATGATGCTTTAGCAGCTCTCATTTCTGTGTGCTATATATTTTTGATTTTGATAATTTTAAGCAATTATTTAACTGTAGTGGTAGTTTTGTGAGTAAAACTATTAGAAGGACTTCGATTGGTGAGTCCTTGATGTATTTTGCTAACAAATCTTCACTTTCGTATATATTTTGCTGTCTTACCAATGGCATCTTCACCTAATGTTAAAGTTTGTACTATGTGCTGTATCGTCTTTGATTCTGAGCTAGAGTTCTGTTCCCCCAAGTGTGAAACACGTGCTGGTTTTAAGAGTGAACGTAAGCGTCGAGCTGAGCTGTTCGCCAAACACAATTTGACTGCCAAAACCTGTGGTTTGAATAAGTTTCCTGCTGAGTCGTGTGGTATGTATGCCAACATTGCAGAACACCAGTTGCCTGACGGCACTACCACTCTGACCATTGATGACTATTGTGGTAGTAAACACTACTACCAGGGCGGTCTACTTGCTGTTATGAGCGATACTGAGCTTAAGATTCGTGCTGCGGCTTTGAAACTGGAGCATCAACGTGCTACGGCCGTTGCTAAGGGAATTAAGTTAGCAAAAGAACTTGCAGCTCTCCGCAATAGTTCTAAGCTTTAATTAGTTTTTAAAAAAAAAAAAAAAAAAAAAAAAAAAAAAAAAAATTTTAGTTTTTAAATTAGGATTTGCTTAATACAGAGACTGCGACGCCTATAAACGGGTTCGTAGGGTTGTGTATTAAGGAATTGGTGATTATTTCCGCTTACTCCTGTGCGATGCAACAATGTTTTGACATTGATCACTGAGTTTCAGACTGACTAGCAGTCTGGGATCCCCCAAGGG